TTTATCAATTTTATCTGTATACTTATTTGACAGTGAAAGTTATAAAATAGTTTAAAAAAATTTATTTAACATAATATTTTTTTCCATAATTTTGCATTAATTCTAAAATAGGTAATAGAGCTTCTCCTTTTTCTGTAAGAAAATACTCTGTTTTCCTTGGATAGACATTATATTCTTTTTTTTCTATTAAATTTTCTTCTATAAGATAATTTAGATGTTCTATAATCATTTTTTCATTGCTATCTTTTATTTGATTTTTAAAATCCTTTATTCTAACTTTCCCATGCCTTAAAAGCCACAAAATAATTACTGTCCATTTTTTTGATAATATTTTTTGCGTCAATTCTAAAGGGCAAGTGTAAATTATTTTTTCTTTCATTTATTGATTTCCCCCTTTTTTATTTTTTTAGAAATTTTCAGAAAGTAACAAAGACGGATTAACATCCCTCCTGCCCAACCTATTGGTGCAGCAATCCAAATTCCATTATATCTTAAAGATGTCTTTGAAAGTAAAATAGCCATAGGAATTTGAAACATACAAAAAGAAGTAATTGAAGCTATCAGTGGGACAAAAGATTTTCCATAACCTAATAATAGTCCATTTAATATCTGCATTAAACAAAATACTATATAAAATGCTGATACTGTTCGTAGGTATTGATTACCTATGAATATTATTTCGGGATTTTTGTTAAATATAGAAATAAAAAATATAGGAAATATAAAAATAATAATTGAAGTTATAATAGAAAATATAATTCCTAAAATAAGACTTTCTTTTCCACCTTTAATTATTCTATCCATTTTTTTTGCTCCATAATTTTGTGCTACAAAAGTTATCAGTGCTTGACCTAAATTTATAGATGGTAATTCAGCAAAAGCATCTATTCTTGATGCTGAAATAAAAGCTGCTATACAATCTGTTCCAAAACTATTTACTAAAATTTGTATAACAATAAAGCCAATACTTATTAGTACTTGTTGTAACATTGCAGACATTCCTATGGTTAATATTTCTTTCAAAATATTAAAATCTATACTAAAATGAAATTTTGAAAAAATTAAATTAGAATATTTTAATTTTACATAAAAAAAACATAGGATAAAAGAAATAAATTGTGAAATAACAGTTGCTATTGCTGCTCCTGAAATACCATAATCCATTATAGCTATAAAAAGTATATCTAAAATAATATTTAAAATAACTGTAACAATCAATATATAGGTTGGTGTTTTTGAATCACCAATACCTTTTAATATATTTGTAAGGGAATTATAGGCAAATGTTGGAATAACTCCAATAAAAATAATTTTTAAATATATATTTGAATTTAATAATAAATTTTCTGGTACATTAATTAAAATCAAAATCCTATTTGATAAGATAAAACCAAATATTGTAATCATAAAAGATAAAATAAGTGAAAAAATAAAACCTGTATTTACAGCATTTTTTAATTTTTCTATATTTTTTGCTCCAAAGCATTGAGAAACAAGAATACTTGTTCCCAATGAAATACCAATTGAAATTGCTATTATTAGTACATTAATTTGATAACTTGAGCCCACAGCTGCAAGACTTTCTTTTCCAAGAAAATTTCCAATTATAATTGCATCTGAAATATTATAAATTTGTTGAAATATATTTCCCATTAAAATTGGCAAAGAAAAATAAATTATTGTTTTTAATTCATCTCCCTGTGTTAAATCTTTCATTATAAATTCTCCTATTTTCTTTTAAAAATTTTAATTGATTATTTTATTTTATCATTTATCATTTTTAATGAAAATAACATACTTTTTTGTAAGTATAACTGACTTGGGAAACAATTTTAAAAACTTCATCTGCCTTATTGAAAATAATGGGTGGAAATAGAGTAGATCCAATGTCAACTTTTATCAATTTTCTTAAATGAATATATTCACTTTAAGATTATGTTAGACTTTAAAACAATTAAATAAAAAAATAAAAATGAGTAGTTATAACAATCGTATTTATGATATTATCCTGCTCATTCTTAGGGGGGTATTTTATCAATTTTTATCTGTGTACTTATTTGACAGTGAAAGTTATAAAATAGTTTAAAAAAATTTTTTATTTTTTATAAACTAATCCAACTCCATCAGAAATTGGTAATTTAAAAGTAGAAATCAAAAAATTTATAAAGTTACTTTTTTTTCTTTTTTAATATTTTTTCTAAATTTTTTGGAGTACTATATCCTCTATCATCTATAAATTTTTTTAATTCTTCAGGAGTTTCTGCATTCTCTTTGTGTATTTCTTTATGTATTTTATCTGTTGTCACAATTAAATTTTCAGTATCTAATGCTTTATTTGGTTCATCTGCAACTCTTTCTATATGATGAGCTTCTGCATTTCCATTAAACTTCTCTCCAGATAGTTGGCATTCTTCTATTTTTTCATTTTTTATTTTTTCTGCACCAATAGTTAAACGACCTTTTACTATCCTATCAGATTCTATTAATCTATTTTTATTTAAAAATTCATTTTCTCTAAAAGTTTTTAAACATTCTTCTGAATGAATAAGCTTTTCTCTTTCTAAAGCTGGTCTGGGTTCTTCAAGTCGTCTCGTTAATTCTTTTTGTATTTCAGGAATTTCTAAAAATTTTTCTTTAGAATCTTCTAGTTTATATTTTTCATCAGCATTATTATAAACTCTTGCTGCAGCTGCTTTATCAGATACAATGATTTTTGATAAATGAGTGAGTTTAACAAAACATTTTCCATCTCCAGTTGCAACTCCACCTTTTAATATTGCATTTTCTATTCTGTCTGTCTCTTTTTTTTCTAAGTATTTATTTTTTGGAAACTTTAACTCTAACTCTTCAGCTTTTATAATATCAGGTAGGTTATCTTTTTCTTTCTTTTTACTCATCACTATCATCTTCTTCAAAACCACTGTTTACAACATCATATAGTTTTTTTAAATTATTAAAAGCTTCAGCTGTTACTTTATTAGTAGGATTAGCATTGGGATTTAATATTTTTGAAATTTTATAGTACCATTTTTTAGCTAATTTAGGATCATGATATAAGTTATCTGTTAAACCAATATATTTATTTCTTTTTTCTCCATCAACTTCTGTTAAGCAAAATAGATATTTACTTCTTTCATTTTTAAAATAATCATCATTTTCAAAATCTTTCCATTTATCTTTTAAAAGTTTTACAATTTCAAATAATTCTTTGTATTCTATTTTTTTTTCTTTTCTTATTGATAAAGGCTTAATTACATTCTCTATTTCTTTAACTATATTTTCAACAGAACCAATTTTTTTAAGTTCTTCAATAGTAGAAATGTTTCTTAATTTTTCAATAATTTTCATAAAAAATCACTCCTATTTTTATATTTTTTAAAATTATATAACTTATTTTTATTTTATACAACAAAAAAGAATGGACACCTGAAATCCATTCTTTTAAATTTTTAGATAAACTATGTATCTATAACTATTTATAAAGACTATTTTATCAATAATCAAAGAAAAAAATTGATTTATTTTATCTTTATCTTTTTCTTTTTTTATTTTTTCAAGATATTTAAAAATAATTTCTTTATTATTTTTTGTACTTTCTTTTACAGAGATTTTTTTATTTAATTCTTCAATTTCTCCCAATAATAAATTAATTTTTTCATTTATTTCTTTTGAAAGTTTGTCATAAAGTTCTTCTTTTATCTGACCTGAGATATATTTTCTAGTTAAATTTTCCAATTGAATTTCTGAATTTTTTTGTTGATTTCTATAAAATTCTAATCTTTCTTTAATATTTTTATTCACATTATCAATATTTTCTAAGTCAATATTATTCAAGACATTTTCAATAGTATTAATTACTGTTGGAAAAATCTCTTCTTCTTTTATGGCACTTATACAATTATCTGTACAAATATATATTCTTTTTCTTTTATATCCCTCATTTGGATATAATTTTTTTCCACAATTACAGTATAGTAAATTTCTAAAAATAGCAGGAAATGTTACTTTTTCTTTATAAGTATTTTTAAGAAGATTATTTGCAAGAAAAAATATTTCTTCTGATACTATTGCCTCATGTTCTCCTTTAAATACTTCATAGGTTTTATTCTCTATTCTTTTTTTATTTGAATCTTTTTGGAATTGTTGATATTTTAATTTTCCAGCATAAACTGGGTTTGATATTATTCTTCCTACTTTTTTATATTCAAGATTATATATTTTTGCAATTTTTCCTTTTTCAGTACCTTCAATAAATAACTGGAATATATCCTTTATCATTTTAGCTTTTTCAGGGTCTACTATTAATTTTTTATCTTTTAATATATAACCAATAGGAGCAGGTCCACCAGTCCATTGACCTGACATACATAATTCTTTTAATCTATCTTTTACTCTTCTAGCAATCTTTCTTCCCTCACGAGCATCTAAGAGATTTAAAATTCCCTCTAAAAATAAGTCATCTTCATTACTTGGGTCTACCCAACCCCTACTTATGTTATATACTTTAACATTATAGTTTCTAAAAATTTTATATAGTATATGATGTTCTAATTCATCTCTACCTAGTCTTGAACTTTCATAAACTATAACTGTTTTTATTACTCCAGCTTTTATATCCTCTATCAGTTTTAAATATTCTTCTCTTTCATTTGAATATCCACTTTTTACATCTTTATAAACCTTATAATCATTGAGTCCTAATTCATTAGCTTTCCTTTCACATAAAGAAATCAAACTGTCAATATCTTGTTTATCTGTTGATTCTCTACAATAAATAGCAGTTGTTATATTCATAAAGTATTATCACCTCAATTTGCTAACACTTCTTCTTTTGCTATTTCTAATAATGCAAGTAATATAATATTTTTTTCATCTTCAGAAATATTTTCATTTCTTATTACTTCCATATAAAATCTAACTCCTTTCTTCATTAATATACTGGTAAGATTGTGGAGCTTTTTCTATTCCAAAATCTTTTAATTCTAATTCTTTTTTATACTTAATAACTTTTTTTATTTTTATAGCATAAGCAACTTTTGAATTTTTATAGTATTCAAAATATTCTTTTTCTGAAATACCTAAATTATTTTTAAGAGATTCCCATAAAGGTTTAGGAGCTGAAGAAATTATTCTATCTATAATAATTTCTCCAACAACTTTTTTCTTTGGAGAACTTGAGTATATAACAATAGTATTTACACTTCTTTTAAAATCTTTTTTTCTAAGTTCAAAAGTTTTAGTTCCAGCGAATATTTGTTCTACAAATTTAGGCTTTATTGACATTAAGACTTTCATTATTTATTCCTTCTCTTTTATTTTTCAAATCCATAAGCATTTCTAATAACTTTTTATGTTCCTCTTTACATTCTCCACATAATTCATTAATTTTATTTTCACAATGTTCGATGGCAGCATTTAAATCATTCATTGTATAAGTTATTTTTTTGTGATATTTTTCAAATTCTTCATTACTTCCCCATACCTCAAAAATTTTCATAGGATTTTTAACTAAATAGTCTCCATATCTACAAGTTATTATTCCAGAAGGATTTTCTATATTTATTTTTTGAGAGAATTTTATATCACTGATCACCTCTTCTCTTGTATCTTCAAAACACATCCCAAAATCTTCACCATCACATATGAAATCTAAAACTTCATTTATATTATTTTCGCTAAAATGTATTACTTCTACTTCTAAAGTTTGTAAATATTTTTTACTCATCTTTACCTCCAGTATTTACAAGAAAAATCTTCTTGTTGCTCATAACCAAGCTCTATAGTTGCAGCTTCTGATTTTTCAATAACAAAATTATTTATTTCATCTGAAAGTTCATCTGCTAAATCATATAAATCATTAGGGTCTAAGAACCTTCTGAAATGATTATCAAAAAATTTTGTAATAATATCCAAAGTTCCCCAGCAAGAAGAAGGAACATCTGGATAAAGTTTTTCATTTAATACAGAACATTTGCCTTTATTGTAATTAGAACACCATTTGCAAACTTTTTCCATTTAACTCACCTAGTATCCTAGTTGTTCATGTAATTGTGGATTTTCAAAAATATTACCAACAATTTCAAAGTCTCCTTCTCTTTCTGAAAGGTGTTCTGTAATATTTTCATAAGAAACACGATAAGTTCCATCTTCATCATCATAGGAAATTAATCCATAAATATCATCTATACCATCATTAAATTTAATTACATCTGCTTCGTAAAGCTCTTGACCACCATTATCTTTTAATCCAGTAAATTGTAAAAGCTCTATATTTTTAAATTCAGCTGTTTTATAATTTTCATTAAATAAATTATCATCTTCTGTGTATCTTATATATTCATAATTAAAATCTATTCCAATAATAGATACCATTTTCTTTTCTTTCTTCAACCAAGCTTTTATTTTTAATTCTTTCATTTTATCCCCCTAAGCAGTTTTAATTTTCATGATTTCTCTATCAACCATATTTAAGTATTTTTCAGATGATTTTATTAGTTCTTGAACTTCTTCTTTTATATCAAGTTCATTAACTAATTTTTTTATTCTATCTAATTTAAAATTTTTAATAAGTTTATTCCAGGAATGAATAGTATCTGTAAATCCAGCTGGAAGCCTTTGTAATTTATCTTCCAAGGTCATTGGAGCCTTTTCCCAAATAGAGTTTGCACAATCTTTAACATGGACTTGCATTACTTCCCTAGTATAGAAATTTTCTTCATATTCTATATTCTGGTCTTTAACATCATCGTAACATTTGTTATAAATATCAGATGTTAGGTTTTTACATCTACCTAGCAATATCTTGTAATAAGTATTTAAATAACCATCTTCTTCATTCTTCCAAACCTTTTGATGATTACCAATTACAATTTCTAATGAAAGTAAAAGAGTCTTTAAACTAAGAGCATCAAGCTCACTTTCAGTAGGTTTTTCTATAAATTTAATTTCTTTCTTTTCATTTATCTTGATTTGTCTTTTCACAGTCTTTTGAGCTTTTCTCATTTTTACTCCTTTCTACTAGAAGAGCAGTTAAAGCTAATTTTAAAATATCCATTTTCTTATTCTCCTTATAAAAAGCCATCTTTTTTTAATTGTGCATATTCTTTAAGTTGTTCACTTAGTTCTTCTTTTTTTACTTGAAAATCCTCAAATCTATCAGTCTTTTCAGTTACAGTCATGTGACCTTTTTCAGATATAAATTGAGTGGGGAAAATGATAATATAAGGAGCTTTTAAACCAGTCCCTTCTTCACTTTCTAAAAAACCAACATAAATATCTGCTTTATTGTTGCATTCAAAACCCCAAGATTTTTTACCACTTCTCATTCTTATAGATGAGTACTTTACATCTATATATAATCCATCTAAGCAAAAATCAAAGATTGGATTATTTTTTTGCCAATATTTATTAGCATTAACTGCATCAGGAACTAACTTTTGAAAATATTGTTCAGCTTCTCCACCTAATCTTGTAGCTTTTCCACCATATTTTATTTTGTCTTGAATTTTTAAAAGACCACTTGTTAATAAAATTTTATGTGCAGCCAATATTGGTAAACCACTTCTCTTAACAGCTTCATAAAAATTTCCACATTCCATATATATTTCAACCACTTTATGCAATATCCTCATCTCCTAATAAATAAGTTTCTGTACCTTTTTTTACAAACCAAAATTTAGAAACTGTGAAATATAATATATTTTTTCTAGTAACTTCTATTCTTTTTATAAAATAAGTACCTAATTTTATTGAAAAAAGTTCATATTTAGCTATACCTAATTTTGATTTGTGTAAAATAATATCTCCTGGTTTTAATTCAACATTCAATTTATTATTTACAAGTTCAATCTTTTTCATTATTTCACATCCAACTCTCTAATAGAAGAAATGGAAAATTAAGTTTATATTTTAAGTTTTTCCAAAAACTTGCTTTTTTACTTTTATTTATAGAGAAGCCTTTAATCTTTTTACCTTTATTTGCAATAACTACAGCTTTGCTATAGTCATTTGTAAGATACTCACCATTTACAAGCCATAAATTTTCTCCAATTTTTCTTATTTGTAGCATCATGTCCTCCTATTCTTGACACCACAAATAACTTACTGTAAAATAAAACTGTCTGAGGGCTTTATCAACACAAGCAAGTTACTTGCAGTGCAAAATTGATAAAGTTCTTTTTATTCTGTAAGTCTTTTAAAAACTTTTATAAAAATTTCAAGTTCTTCATTTTCTTTCTTCATTGCAATAATTCTTGCAATTCCTAGCATTGCAACAGCAGCATCATCTTCTATTAAAGATTCATTGCTTTTTATAGTAGTTTTTGCTTTTTCAATTAAATCATCTTTAAAAATCATATTTCCTCCACTAGTTGTTGTAATTTTTTTATATACTCTGTAAGCTCTTTTTTATATTCCTGCTTATCAGTATCATTTAATTTCATTGTTCTTTTTTTCATTCTTTCAACCTTTTTGAAATTAAAAAACTTTTGTCCAGTTGGGAGAAATTCTCTTTTATTCTCTTCAATGACAGGAATTAAAAGTTTTCTAATTTCTTTAATTTTATATATGTCATTCTCTAAAATACTTAAAACTTCTTCATACTTAATTTCATTATTTGTTAAAATTTTTATAGCTTGATCTGAATAAGAAAATATTTTTTCTTTAAAATCTGGAAATTCCTTATAAAATTTCCATCTTTTTAAATAGACAGAAACAGCATCTTTAGTTAATCCTTTTGAACTATACCAAGCCATAAATGACCCTGTAGGCTTTAGAGTTTTTTCAATCAATGCCAGTGATGAACACATGTCAAATAGATTATTTTTCATTTTTTTATATGTATTCATAAATATTTTTTCTTGCTCAGACACAGTAGCAATTTCAACATCATTTAATTCGTAACTAGCGAAGTCAAATTCCTTTATTTCTGATTTAGAAGATATAACAACATCAAAATCATTTTCTAAATTTTTATTCATTGTCTATCTCCTTCCAGATATTTATAAAAATACCTTTAACATAATCTAATTTTTTTGATTTACTTTCCCATAACAATGTTTCATTATCGATTAGCTTAGAAATAAGGCTAATTTGTGGAATAGGAAAACTTAAATATATTCCTTGTACTCCTAATTTTTGGTTTAAGAAATCATAATATTCCTTTTCTAGCTTTGTTCTTCCAGTTCTATTTGGAACAACAGCCTTAACCTTGTTTAAATCAACTTTTTTCAACATACTTAATACTGAATGTGTTGTAATATTGTCAAGAAAAGTTGGAATAACTATATAGTCAGATACCTGAATAAATAAATTATCTAACCCCATTACTGGAGAACCATCAATAACAATATAGTCATATTCATCTTTTAAAAGTTTTATAGCTTTTTTAAAAGCCTCATCAAAAGAATTTTTTATCTTATATCCTTGCAGATGCAGGAAGAAAAGGTTTTCTCTTAATTTTTTAATTTTATAGCTTTTACCTTCAATGAAATCTTCAAGTCCAAATTTGCTTGTATCATCAACTTTAATACCTGCAAATTTTAAAATGTCATTTTGGGAATCGCTGGTAAGAATCAATGTCTTTTTATTTTTTATTAATGCTTTGTGTGCTGCTAATTGTAGAGTTATATAAGTTTTTCCAACTCCACCTTTATTATTTTTAACTAAAATAATTCCCATAAAATCCTCCTATTTTTTTATTTTTTTTCTAGCTTATTTTTAAAATAAATTTTAGAATTTTTTAAATTCACAAATGTGTATCCAGATTCTTTAAGAGTTCTTAAAGATTTACTAAGTTCTCTTTTTTTGTTACATAAGTGCCAAGCTCCAAACTTTTTAATAACAATTCCTGATAAAACTTCATCATCTTTAGTTGCAAGAATAAAGTCTTGCCTATAAATCATTGAGGTTCCAGCAGTATATCCAGTTGCTTCAAGCCATTCAACCTCTTTAAAATTAAGCTCTTTTTTTTGTCCATTTGAAATAACTATTAATTTTTTATTTCTGTAGTCAATGAAGCTAACACTATATGTTTTTTCATCTGTGTAACTATAAATTTTTCCTCTTAGCATTATTGCTCCTTTCAGTTATAAAATTCAGGGTCTTTTAGACTTTTAAATGCTCCAATTTTTATAGCACATAAATGCCATAATAATTTTCCATAACTGGAGCAATATTTATATTTTTCAAAATCAAGTTTTTCTTCATCAGGAAGTATTTTATTGACTTCTTCAAATTGTTTTTGAACTTCACACCATTTTGCAAATGGCATGTTAATTTTTGTTGTTCCCATAAATCTCCTTTTTAAATCAATTCTTTTAACTTGAGTTCTTCATAGATAAAAGAACTAATTAGTTTATAATACATAGTTTTACTTTTCTGCTTTACCTGAGAAAAATGGCTTATATTATGTTTTTTTAGAATTGTATTTTCAACTTCTTCCTGTTCATTTAAGGAAAGTTCAAAGAAAACATTAAGAATATTATCATTTTTTTCACACTCCTTTCTCTCTTCTTCTTTAATTTTTTGATGTTCAGTCTCTTTCTTTTCAAGCTCCTGAGAGTTTACCTCACAAGTTCCTTTGAAAAGGTGGTTAGAGAAAACAGCTGCTACACTTTTAACATCAGATTTATTTTTTAATATATCTAGTTGTTCCTGAAACGTTTTTAAAACAAATTCTAGTGAATTATTTTTTAATAACTCTAAAACTTTAACTTCATGTTTCTTAGAAAAAGTAATTTCATTTTCTATGAACCATTGTTTTATTTTTTTCAAATCATCATTGGCAAACTCATGCTCATATGATTTATGTTCTTTATGATTTAATTCTTTATTTAAGTTATTTATTATATATTCTTTATTGTTGTCAATTTCAGACAAACTAGTTTGTCTATTTTCATCAGACAAGTTTGTCTCTTTTTTACAATCTAGTTTGTCGATTTCAGACAAACTAGTTTGCGGGTTAAAAAAAACTAAATTTTCAATCATAGAATAATTAATCTTAAAATATCTTTTACAAGGAACTCCTTTATTTTTTTGCTCCAATATTTTAAGTTCAATTAAGTCTTTAATAATTTTATCTTGTTTATGCCTTCCTATTCCTGTAAGTTCTCCTATTTTCTCAATAGTCTGATAGAACCAACCCTCATCATCTGCTAGTCCATCACTGGCTTCAATAAGGATTGTTAATAAAAAAGCTGGCTCTATTCCTAATGTTTTTACTATTTGTTTATTTAATGTGTAGTAGTTACTACTCATTAATAATTGTTTAAATGTTCTTTCTTGCATTATTCCTCCTATCTTTCAATAGAATTTTCTTCAATTTTTGAATAAATATTGTATAATTAAGTTACAGTATTTTATATAGGAGGTATTATATGTTTGATGAAAAATTTTTAACCTTATTATTACTTTTCTTTCCAGGAATAGTAGGAGTATTATTTATTAACTATGTACTAGAAAGCTATAAGAAGCTGGAAATAAATTTATTTCTTCTTTATTCTTTTGCATTGGGAGTTGTTTCCTATTTACCTACAAACTTCTTTTGTGAGGATAGCAATATATTTGAACTTAGAGTTTCAACTAAAGCTCTAATACTAGCTACTATCTTTGCTCTAATAATTTCAGCCATAATAATATTTGTGATAAATAATGAATTTCTTCATTTATGTATGAGAAAAATAAAATTATCACAAACAATGGGAAGAAAGTATATTTTAAAAAATATTGTAGCTTCAAAAGATCCTAAGATGAATTATTTACTTAATCATTGGGTATTAATAAGATATCAAAACAAGGAACAATGTTTTCGAGGTTACATAGGAGCAATAGACTTTTTAGAAGATAACTATGTAGAAATCTTACTAAAAGAAGTCAGTGCTTACTATGATAATAAAACAAAACCTAGTTATGAAGTTGAAGCAACATATCTTTGTGAAAAACTTGAAAATATAATAATTGAATTTCAAAAAAATATTTAACTTTAAGGAAAGGAGGGAGATCATATGCCAGATGGACAAGTAAAAACTCCTATTACTGATAGTGTGGAAAAAGCCATTTCAACCCCAATGAGCAACCCCAAACCACCAGTACCAAAGAAATAATAATCTCCTCCTCTATAAAATACTGTAAAAAAATATTTAATTGCCAATGTCCAAAAAATAATTCTTATGGTGGAAACCTATTTAGAAACATAGCTTTCAACTCCTTTGTTAGTCTTTATATAGATAGCTACAAATAATGATTATTTATAACCATCTATCTAAGGACTAACCTTAGATTGTTCTTAATTTTTCAAGTTTTTCAATAATTTCATCTAAATTTTTTCTAGTTTCATTTTCTGGTGAACTACTAAAATAAATATCTTTAAAAAAATCTGCTCCTAGTCCTTGTTTCCAACCTTTACTATATATAGTCACTTCAAAAATTTCACAATGTCCTGAAAAACGAATAAACACTGTATTTTTTTCTCTGCTGTTAACTTCAAGTCCTAATTCCATTATTTTTAATATTTTTTCTCTAATTTCTTTATTTAACATTATGAATCTCCTAGTCTTTTAAAATATCTTTCAAAGTGTAAATTTCAACTCTTTTAGTGCTGATATATTTCCATAATTCTTCATCATCAATGCCATTATCAAGTTTTGTTTGGTATTCTTTTAGAGCTTCTTTTCTTAATTTATCTAATGCTGCAATTCTAGATTCTATATATTGTTTAGTTTTCATTATTACTCCTATTTCGCCATTCCTTTGTATAGTTTTTCCAATGAAACAATTGCTTCATCAACTTTTGAATGTCCAGATTTTTCAATCATCTTTTTAATTTTGTTATACCAATTTTTAGCTTTTTCTTTATTGCTATAATGACCAGGATCTATTCCTAGAAAATCAAGTTGAATTTTTCCTTCTAGTTCAACTAAGAAAAATATATATTTAGAAGTTTCATTTTTGAAATATAAATTATTTTCCATTTTCAATCCTCATTTCTTTCTTAATTTCATTAATAAATCTAGCATCAACATTCAATGCACAAGGTTCAATGTTAAAATTTTCTGGAAACTCTGAATAATTTAATTCAATTTCATTTTTAGCAGCTTGCAAAGTAGTAAAAGCTGAAAGAATTATTTTATCCTCATTTGTGATAATATAGATTGTTCTAATCATTTTTATCACCAGCAATCTTACAAGCATATCCCATTTTTTGTAGCTCTTCCTTGATTTCTAAAAGTTGGACA